TACTTTTCTTTTTCATAGTTTATTTTCCTTTCCTGCTTCGGTACCACTCGAAGCTTATTATTTTGCTTGTTTATGAATCATTTTAGTAGGAAGAGCTTCTTCGCGCCTCTGCTCTTTTAATAACTTTTTCATATCGCCGATAATAATGTCTCGATTATCCTCATTTAATTCGAGAAATACATTTAAAAATTTTTGAGCAATTTCATCAAGAGGATTACCATAAGTTTGTTCTTCAAATTCTAGACCGCCTATAATATATTCATCCGAGACACCATAAAAATCAGCTATTGTATATATGTCAGAACGAAAAAGACTTGAATCAGTATAATAACCAGAAAGAATTTCTGTTTTTAACAAAGGTTTTAAATCTTCTATATTTTTGCGAGAATGAGCAGCTAGTTTGGAAATTCTATTCGAAATATCATGGCATTCGATAAGTTGTTTTGTAGTAGAAGCATCATTACCTAAAAGATAATCTGTTGTAACACCGAATATAGAAGCTATATTTGCCAGAGTATCATTGTTAGGACTAGATACTCCATTTTCCCAGCTACTAACTGTTTGCTTTATTACCCCCAATTTACTTCCCAATTCTGATTGAGTTAAATGGTTTTGCTTCCGCAATTCCTTAATTCTTTTTCCAAGCATAATATAACCTCCTGATGAAATTATAGTCCAAAAAAAGTGGACATACAATAAAAAAAAGAAAAGTCCAAAAATAATTGACAAAAGCATTGACAATCCATAAATAATGGATTATTATGAAAATGTCCATAAATATTGGACAGAAAGGAGAGAAATTTTGATGGCAACAACGCTGAATGTATCGCAAAGAGTAAAAGATGCCCGTTGTGATGCCGATTTAACACAGACAGAACTTGGACGAAAGATAGGAAAGTCCAAGCAATGGGTATCGGAACTTGAACGAGGAAATATTCGTTTGAGTTATGAAATGGCAGTAGTTATTTCCGAGGTATGCAATAAATCCACCGATTTTTTTTGTACCTAAAGTCCATTTTAAATAGACTTTATATTAATTATATAATGTGGAGGAAAAAAATAAATGCCTAAGTTTGCTACAAAAGCGGCCGACAATATGTTTTGTCAGGCACGATACGAGGCGGCAAAGTTCAATGAACGGTTAAGTAGCCGCGAAGGAGCTGCTGAGGAACTTGGTGTTGACCGGACAAGGCTTGCACGAATAGAACTTGGCAGTGTTACCCCTTATCCAGAGGAAGTGCTTCTGATGGCTGATATCTATAGAGCTCCTGAATTAAAAGGTAATTATTGCCGGGAAATGTGCCCTCTGGGAAAAGGAATGCCAAAGATCGAGAGTCACCAGGACATTGATAGGATTGCACTCAGGGCACTGTGCTCATTCCGGAAGATTAACGAAGCCAAAGAACTCCTGTTAGATATTACAGCAGATGGAGTTATTACAGAGGACGAAAAGCCGGATTTAGAGAAGATTATAGCAACCTTGGATGAGGTTAATGAGGTGACTCAGAATCTGAAAAACTGGATTGAAAAATCTTTGAAATGAGGGGAGGAAATTTGATGCAGAAGAAATTATCTCCCTGGTGCAAGAAAGCTAAAATAGCAATGATTCAGAATGATATCTCTGTCAATGATCTGGCCGAAGAACTTGGCTGTTCCAGATGCTATCTTTCGTCAACTTTAAATGGAAAGAACACCAGCATAGAAATCAGAAGAAGAATCAGTGATTATCTTAATATTTCGGATTCGGATAATTAAAAGGAAGTGTTTTGATGAACCTTAAAGAAAAATTAAAAGAAATATTAAAAAAGAACTATGGAATTACATCAGACGCAGAGCTTCTGGAGGAACTGAACAATATGGAAAGTGTTGATCTTGGAATTTTTGTAACCCAGATTAATACAGAGAAGACAGCATAGATGAAGGAGGTGCGAAATTGCTTACAACAGAAGATATGAAGAAATATCATACAACTGCTGAGAGAATTTTAAATGCGCTGGATAACAGCTCGGTACCGATCAGCTGGCATGAAATGGACAGATGCGCATTACAGAGCGTTATCGCCAAAGAATTGATCTTAATTGATAAGGAGGCAAGATAATGGATGTACGCAAAGTGCAAGATGTGCGAAAGAATGTGGAACATCAGTACATTGCAGAAGATTCCAAAACACGGATATATCTGTCCGTGGTGCGAGAATTTAATGAGAAGGAGTATGAGAGATATTCCAAAAAAAAGAAAAGAGCGAAAATGAAGAAAAGAATTCGCTTTTTGAAAAGGTCGATGGTTTACATCGTTCCTACAGCAATCAGCCTTATCTTCTTCGGATATCTGAGCGATATGCTTTGCGCAATAAGGGGAAGCGCAGAACTTGGATCCGAATGGATAGCAATCCCGCTCATGTGGGTGTGGATATATGCACTGGCCAGATTCGCTGTAGGAGATGCATATTAAAAGCCCCAGATGCTTAAAGGAGATATGAAGTGTAGACGGCACTCATAAATCCGCATCGGAGGCTTAAGTCAGAACTTTAAAACTTTGGTTTTGGAGCCCTTGTTTTTAAAGAACACCGTCATTTTATCACAAATTTAGGAGGTAATCAAGTATATGCAAGAAATTTCAGGAAGCTTGTCAGAGGTTATAAGAGCATACAGTGATCATAACTTGCTTGTCCCTGCGGCAACAGATGTGCAGCTGAATCCTTTCTATAAATATCATGTAGAGGAAGTTGCAGTTGATCTGAGCGAAAATAGTGGCGACATTTTTAAAGTTGGTTCTGTTAAAACTGGAAAAACAGATAGCAAAGGAAATGATATCTGGCAGGATACATATTCATTATCCAAACCACTTCTTAACAAATTGGCTATGGCAGCTGGTATTCAGTTTAATCCACATCAGACATACGGTAGACGAATTGATAGTATCACATATCGAGCTCAGGCGCAGGGAGCAATGAGAAAAGCGGATGGGACTTACAGATCGGAAGTCGACCAGAAAGAAATCTGTCTTGAGGATGAAGAAGATAAGTATCGTACAGAATTTTCTGATAAGGCGGTTAAGGGGATTACAGACAAGAAAGCGGCAAATGCAGCGGCAGAAATATTTAAAGGAAGCTGGGTTGATACGAAAGATAAATGGGGAAAGAAAGTTAAAGCTTATGTTATCGACGAAGCAGATAGAGAACGATATGTTGAACGTTCGGTAAAAGTAAACATGGCTTTATTAAAGAAGACATGGGCCGAAAAAGCAATGACAGGAGCAAAACTCAGAGTCATCAGAGCATTGCTTGGGACAAAAGGCTCTTACACAAAGGATGAATTAAAAAAGAATTTCGCAATTCCAACAGTAATATTCTCTCCGGATTATTCAGATCCACAGGTCCGGCAGGCAATGCTGATGCAGGGTATGAATTCTGTAAACAATATGTTCGGAATGCCTCAGATTGAAGTTAAGAATGTAGATTTTGCCACAGATAGCAATATTATCGATGAAGGCGACTTGGACAATCCGGCTTTTGCATCAGAACTTCCGGATGAAGATATAGGCGAAAATCAGCAGGAAGCATTTACTCGATCTGAACAGGAAGAGCCGAATGAACCGGATCCGCAACCAGAGGAAGACCGAACAGCAGATTTTCAGTGTTCCAGATGCGGCACGATTATAAATGAAAAGGTTTATGAGTATTCAATCAATAAATTTGGTGAGCCATTGTGTATCAAATGCCAGAGAGGAGGCGGACGCAGATGAAAATTATTAAAATTTCCACAGAATTTGAAATGACAATACACGATTTTCCGGAAGGAACTATGAGAGAACAAAATAAAGTTCTATGCGAACTGATTGGTAATGGATGCGATATTGTTGAACATGTAATGCCTAATAGACTTTATACAATGTTAAAAATGTCGCCTACACCAACAAGGATGCCTGGTGAATGCGTAAGCATGTTGATCGACGAAGAGGGAAGACTGAAGCCAAATAGAGCAAACCTGATTGGAAGCTATCTTTATGAATATGACAAGCATGGATGCCCTATTCTTGGAAACATCCTGTTTATCGGAGAAAAGATGGGAAATAGTGGTGTTGATTTCTGCGGGATTAGTGAAGAAAACTTCGATCGTTTGAAAAAGGGGCTCGTAAATATGTTTCCTGTAATAAAAGTGACGGAGGTAAAAGCATGAAGGTTTTACATACAGCTGACTGGCATATTGGCCAGTTCAAAGGTCCTGTAGTGGACGGAGTGAATCTCCGTTCACAGGATACAGTAAATTGTCTTAATTATATGATTAAGGTTGCAGAAGAAGAGAAACCAGACATTGTTTGCGTTTCTGGTGATGTTTTCCATCAGGAGCAGATAGGTCCGGCAAGATACTCAGACGAAATGATTGTTGCAACAGACACGATCACAAAACTGGCAGGTGTTGCGAAAGCAGTGATTGTAATGAGAGGAACACCGAACCATGACGGAGGTGGTCAGTTCAGAGTTTTGAGCAAGATGTTTGCAAATACTGGAAATGTACATATAGTAACATCGCCAACTGTACTCCGTACGCCATATGCTGATATAGCCTGCATTCCGGGATTTGATAAGCAGGAGTTCAGATCAAGATTCCCTGGTCTGCCTGCAGATGAAGAAAACGAAGCATGGACAAGATATATATCCAGTATGGTAATGGGGCTTCGAGCTGAATGCCATAATACATCTATCCTGATGGCGCATTATACCGTACCTGGTTGCAACATGGAATCCGGTCAGACTTCATTCTTTACAAATTTTGAACCGGTTATTCCGAGAGAAGCATTGGAAGCTGCTGGCTATGAAGCAGTGCTTCTGGGACACATACATAGACCACAGCAGATCAACGGATTGCATAACGTGTATTACTCTGGCGCTATTAATGCCATGAATTTTAATGATGAGCATCAGAACAGAGGATTTTATATTCATGAGTTCATGGGTGGGGAGATGACATCATCTCAGTTCTGTGGAACACCTTATCGCAGATTCAAAACCATAGATTGGGACACGAATCAGGTAAGTGATTATATCGGAAACAGGGATGCATATGCATTGGTTACGAATATCAGCAGGGATATTTCAGACATGATTGTAAGAGTGAAATATAGTTGCACCAGTGAACAGAAAAAACTGTTGAATATCCCGTTACTGCAAAAGGATTTGTATGATTGGGGAGCCTTTTATGTGTCGGATATTGAGGCAGAAAATGCTATTGATGTTACGAACAGAGGATTACTATCAGAGGAAAGCGACCCGACTTTAAATCTCAAGAAGTATCTGGAAGAAAAATGCT